TGATACCTTGTTTAAAGAAATGAGTCCAGTTGAATACCTAAAGATTAGTAAAGCGGCTAAGTGGATAAAATTTAAAAGTGGTGAAGTAATAACTACACAGAAAAGTCCAGTAAAAGATTTAGTGTTGATATACAATGGAACTGTAGATGTAGCTGTAGATGAAAAGAAAGTAGCAGATTTAAGAGATGGACAATTTGTTGGAGAGATGTCTTTCCTTACAGAGAAACCAGCAACTGCTACTTGTATAGTAAAGCATGATAGTGAATGTTTAGTATGGAAACAAAATGAATTTAAAGAGTTGTTAAAAAGAAATCCATCTTTATATTTCTCAATACAATCTCTATTAAGTGCACAAGTATCAAGTAATTTGGTGAAGAGTACAACATGATGAATCATTTAAAAGAAAATAATATGGGTTACTGGGAGCATTGGTTGAGAGCCATGAAACTTAGTTTAGCTCTTTACATTCACGCTTGGTTACCAGATGTTTTATCAGATTATGCGTCAAAGGAATTGAAAGATGAAAATTAAAGTTCCAAACGATATAAAAAAAATATATAAACTATTCAAGAAGAATGGAAAACAACTATACATAGTAGGTGGTGCAGTTCGTGATGCCATTTTAGGTAAGACACCAAAAGATTTTGATTTAACAACAGATGCTAAACCAGAAGAAGTTTTAGCTATTGCTAAAAAAGGTGGATTCAAATCTTTAGAGTTGGGAAAAGCATTTGGTGTAGTTGTTATTGGTGGACATGAGATAGCAACATTTAGAAAAGATATAGGTAAAGGTCGTAGACCAGACGCAGTAGACTTTACAGATATTAAAGGTGATGTAAAAAGAAGAGACTTAACTATAAACGCATTATTTTACGATATTGGTAGAGAAGAAATAGTTGACTTGGTTGGTGGAATAAAAGATTTGAAGAAAAAACAAATTCGTACAGTCGGAACAGCAGAAGATAGATTTGATGAAGACCCATTAAGAAAACTTAGAGCTTTAAGATTTACTGCTAGTGTTGGTGGTAGGATGCATCCAGACACATTGAGTGCACTTAAAAAAGACCCAAGTATAAGTGGAGTAAGTTCTGAAAGAATCAGAGATGAGTTTGTAAAAAGTATTAAGAAAGCTAAAAATCCATCAAGTTATTTTAAACTAGCAGATAAATTAGGAATGTTATCACAGATATTACCTGGACTAAACATAAATAAAAATTTTATAAACACAAATGATTACATTGTTCAATTAGCTAATTTACTAAAAAATAATAAACCAGCTAAGTTACCATCAAAATTAAATTCATTAAAGTATTCGAACAATGAAGTTGCTGATATTACATTCTTAGTATCGTTACAAAATTTTGATGGAAAACAAATATATCTTTATAAAAAAATGCAAGATAAAACTAAACTATCTGTAGAACAAGTTAAAGAGTTTGGTAAAATTATTGGAAGAGAAAAAGAATTAGTTAAGATGTTTAACTTTAAGTTATCAGTTACTGGTAAAGATGTACCAAAAGATTTAAAAGGAAAAGAGATTGGTGACAAAATTAAAGATTTAGAAAAACAAAAATTTCTAAAAGAAAATGAATTAAAGTTGATACGTAAAGTTCTGTCACAATATGGTAGAAGTGCAAAAGAAGTTGAAAATATAATAAAGAAACATTATAAAAAAGTGAAGAAAAAATTTAGAGGTGATACTGCAAGAGACAAAGCTATGGCTATGTTAGGATATGCCGTGTTAACAACTGAAATAGCGGCTAGACCTAAACCTAAAAGATTTAGAGATATCTATAGTGCTCTTCCAATTGATTTAAAGAAGAGAGTTATGAATCTTAAAAATTATGACCAACGAAGAGACCATCACCCAGAGGGTAACGTTTTAAAACATACTATAGCTGTAACTAACAGAGCATTAAAAACTGGTGACATAGATTTTGCACTAGCCGCTTTATTTCATGACATTGGTAAAGACTCTACCGCTAAGATACATCCAAAGAAAGGATTTTGGACACACTATGGTCACGAGAAAGTTTCTGCTAAGTTAGTAAAGAAATATGCTACTTGGATAAAATCAATGGGTGGTAACGTGTTAGACATTTATTATATAGTAAGTCAACATACAAGAATGAAAGTCTTCGACCAGATGAAATGGCAAAAACAAGATAAGTTAAGTAAGTTCAGAGCGTTTGGTAAACTAAAGAAATTTTCTGATACGATGGACGTTGGTGGTAGAAGATGATTAAATTAAAAGATTTACTTTTAGAAAAAAAGTTAAGAGTTTTTGATTTTGATGATACGTTGGTAAAATCTAATTCTAAAGTATACGTAATAAATAAAGGAAAAAGAAAAACTCTAACACCTGGAGAATTTGCAGTTTATAAACAAAAATCTGGTGATGAGTTTGACTTTTCTGATTTTGATAAAGTTATAGAACCTAAACAAATAAAAACAATGTTTAATGTATTCAAAAATATTTACAACGCTAGTGGTAGTAGAAGATTAACGATACTAACTGCTAGAGCGGCTTATAAACCAGTTAGGAAATTTTTAAAGGATGTTGGATTCAACGATGTGTACGTTATAGCTTTAGGAGACGCTAATCCACAAAAGAAAGCTGATTGGATTGAAAGTCAAATTAAAAAAGGTTATAATGATATTTTATTTCTTGATGACTCTGCTAAAAATGTAAGAGCTGTAAAAGGATTAAAAAAGAAATATCCAGCAATTAAGATGGACGCTAGAGTAGTGAACTATGATTAATCACATAATATTATTTTTAATTCAATTGTCACATTGGATATTTCTTGTTCTTGCTGGAGTATCAGTACCATTGGTTTTAATTTGTGAACCATTTTACATTTCATTTCCAATATGTGCTTGGATTATGCATTTATCTTTTAGTAGAACATTAGATTGTCCTTGGACAAGATTAGAAAATGTATATAGAAGTAAGTGTGGTAAACAAGAGATAGGTGGATTCCTATCACATAATTTAAGGTTATTGGGTCTAAAGAAGAAGAAGTGATTGATAAAATAAAACAAAAGTGGAAAGATATTACGATTGTACTAGCCTTACCAATGATGATAGTGAACACTGCACTTGATTACTACAATGGTTGGGAGTCAAGAACAGAATCAAGACTTGAAGATTATAGACTAAGATGGTTTATATTAGCACATGAACATGATGAAGATGGAGAAGTTGATTGGAGCGACATTAGAGAAAAAGGATATGGTGATATGATTCCAAGCCCAACAGATAGTTTTACACCAGAAGTAAAGGTGGATAGTTTTCTATCAAAAATATTTCAACCAATAAAAAATCAAGTAGATAGATTTAGTAATTGGTGGAGAGAGTTATTTAAAGAAGAAATGATAAAAGATATAAGAGGATAAAATAGCTCTTGACTCATATACTGCTTTATGATTACATTTAGACAATATGAAAACGAGAGAAAAAAAAATAAAAAAAGCTCTTGACTTTATCAAAAATTCTTTGTATATTATATAGTATGAATAATAAAGAATTATTAGATTATATAATTAAGAAGTTCGATGGTGTTTTGGTAGATGACTATGATATTTATCATTATAAGATAGAGGGTAAACCTTACGACATAAGGTTTGATTCCAATAGAAAAGAATGGTCATGTAGTTGTCCAGCGTTTACCTTTAGACACCGATGGAAAAAAAAGTTTTGTAAACATATAGTAGAGATGAAAAACAAAGCATTCAAATATCATCTTCATGGCCGAGATGGTGTCCGAATGGCTAGGTAACGGATTGCAACCCCGTGTATGTGAGTTCGAATCTCACCCATCTCTCAAGGAGAAGTAAATGAATATAACAAAGTTAGTAAACCTATTAGAAGAAGCAGAAACGTCATTAAATCATAAAGATTATCAGAGAGCCAAAGATATAATAGGTTATCTAATTGATGATGTTATAGAATTTGAAATGAAACACTCAAAAGATTTCGAAATACTCCAAGAAGTAGTAAAACGGGTCAGAGGTAATACTGATGAACTTACAAAGACTCGATTACTAAGTGGAGATATAGTAGGAGAAGCTTAAATAAAAAAAAGAGGTTATATGAAAGAAACTAATACAAATACATATGTAACTATACCTTGTCAAAAATGTGGAAGGTTAGTTGAAAATTGTGGAGAACATGCGGTTAAAGCTACTTGTTCTTATTGTGTTTTAGCTATTGTTGGTATGCCAGAAGATAAGAAAAATACATACGTACCAACTGGTAGACCAGCCGGATGGCATTGGATGAAAGAATTTGTTGATAAAGATGGAACTGTATATCACAATGGAAAAGAAGTTCCTAAACTGAAGGGCACGCTACCACCTACTAAGGTGAAACCCAAAAAGAAAACTACTAAACGTAGGACTAAGGAACAGATTCTTCTTGATAGGAATAAAAAGAAGAAAGAAGCTCTTAAAAAGGCTAGACAAAAACAGAAAGATTTTTTAAACCACCAATTTGGAGACTAAATGAAAAAATCAGAATGGTTATCAGAACAAGTTGTATGTGATGAGTGGGGAAGACCACCATCATTAGCAGATGTTCCACTTACTATAATGACGAGGGAACAAGCACTACTTAAACAAGGTGGTAATGCTAAATCAATTAACAAGTTATACAAGGAGACATTCAATGTCAAAAAAGAAAAGTAGTCAATGGAAAGACTATAAAACATTCACTTTGAGTGATGGTACTAAGTTCTTAGCTCGTGATGAGAAGGACGCTAAACTCTACAAACAAAAGGTAGGTGATAAGTAATGTTTGAGTTCTTATGTATATGTCTATTAATCTATATAGCGTATTTACTTGAACAAGGAAACAGACCTAAGTGGTAAATTATGAGTAATTTTGAAAAAGCGGCTATGAGAATTATGGGAGTAATACTAATTGGTTGTTTGATAATTTTATATCTACAACTTCTTGGTTGTGCTCCCAATCCACCAAAGAAGGAAGAACCAATTCGAGATTATATTGATGATGTAAGTATGGAGAACTATGCGTAAAGTTATAGATTGTTTTCAAGAACATAATCCATTAATAAACAAGAAACTAAAAAACGTTTCTGTTGAAGAAGGAATGAAAATTGCTACAGAACTATTTGAGATACTTAACGAAAGAGGAGATGGAATTGGTTTGGCGGCTAATCAAGTTGGGATTGACGCGAATGTTGCCGTGGTTAATGTTAGGGAGCCTCTTATTCTCATAAACCCAGTTATAAAAGAACAATGGGATGAAGTAGATTATTACGAAGGTTGTTTATCTTGGCCTAAGAAAGGTGTTCACACAAAACGATTCAAAAACGTAATAGTGAAAACTGAACAATCAGAAAGTGAATGGTATTTTAGTGGTGTTGAAACTACAATGGAAGGTAAAGGTCAATGGGAACAAGAAGGAAAAAAACAAGAACAAGAAGATAGGTTGTTAGAAGCTATTTGTGTTCAACATGAGATAGACCATTTAAATGGAATAAGTTGTATTGACAAAGAAGTAAAATTAGAACCAATTGTCATGGATAAAAAAGTTGGTCGTAATGACCCGTGTCCTTGTGGTTCAGGTAAAAAATATAAAAAGTGTTGTTTGAGGAAATAATGGAAAAACAAAGTACAATAAATAAGAAGTTAGATTACGAAACTGAATTATTAGTTATAACAATGGAAGAGTGTGGTGAGATGATTGAAGCGTGTTCTAAAGCTATACGTTGTGAAGACTATAAAGATAATGACAGACTCATAGAAGAAGTAGGTGATGTTTTGTGTATGATAGAATTGATGAAAAATAGAGGGATGTTAAGTAGTAGAGATTTGAACAATAGAGTTCAGTTGAAAAAGATGAAGTTAATGAAGTGGAGTAATCTAATCAAATGAGAAAAACATTAACATATGACGATATAAACATTCTACCTAAATATTCAGAAGTTTTATCTCGTGAGGATGTTGACCTATCTACAAGGTTTACCAAGAACACCACATTGAGTATACCAATAGTATCTTCACCAATGGATACTGTAACTGAATTAGATATGGCAAAAGAAATGTTGGATATGGGTGGAGTTGGTGTTATACATAGATTTCAGAGTATTGAAAAGCAAACTCGTATGATGAAGTTGTTACACTATGAATGGGATAGATGGTACAACATAGGTGGAGATAAAGATAGAACAGACCATACACAAGTATTTGATGAATGGTATAAAAATATAAGACATTGGAATAGTCCGCCAACAAAATCTGATTACGAAGACTTACACGAATTACTTTGGTTTGCAGATGAAGCTAAGAAAGATGAAGATTATTGGAGTAAAAGACCCTTATGTGCAGCCGTTGGAGTCAAGGGAGACTACTTAGAGAGAGCTAAAGAATTGGTAAATAATGGTTGTAATGTACTATTTATTGATATAGCACATGGACATCATAAACTGATGAAAGATGCTATCAATAAATTGAAAGGGGAAAACAATGTCGAAATCGTTGCAGGGTCAGTTGCCACCGCAGAAGGAGTACGATTCCTATGTGAAAATGGAGCGGATTCGATTAGAGTCGGAGTGGGAAATGGAAGCTTATGTGAAACGAGAATTAGAACGGGTGTTGGTATGCCTCAAGTTACTGCTCTTCTTGATTCTGTCTCCGTTGCTGATGATTATAATGTTCCTATCATTGCTGATGGTGGTATTCGTACTATCGGTGATGTGTGTAAAGGACTTGCTTGTGGGTCTGATTCGGTTATGTTGGGCTCCCTTTTATCAGGTACAAAAGAAAGTCCAGGAGATATTGAAAAAATAGGTCAATGGCCAAACGAGAAGTTATTTAAAAAGTATAGGGGTTCTGCTTCAAGGGATTCCAAGAGGAGTAATAAGAATGTTGAAGGCAATCACAAAGTTATACCATATAAAGGGAAAACCTTTAGAATACTATCAGATATTAAGGATGGAGTTCGTAGCAGTTTCAGTTATGTTGGGGCTAACAATCTTTCTGAGTATCATAGTAAAGTAGAATTAGTAGAAATAACAACGGCTGGACAAATAGAAGCTCGTCCACATTTATTAAATGACTAATATTTATAAGTAGGAGAAAATAAATGCCTGATATAAATGACAAAAATACTATTATGACTATTCTTCACGAAGCTATTATGGAAGCTGATGAAGATAAAGCAAACACAGCACTACTTTTACTAAAAAAATACGAAGAAGAGTATGTAGAAGAAGAAGTTCAGATGTTAGATTCTATAGAAGATACTGAAGAGTTACCAGAAGAAGTTAAAGAAGTTGTAAAAGACCCAGAGGTAGCAGACTTAGTTAAACAATTCAAGAAGCAAGAAGTAAAACCTACTGTTGAAAAGAGTCTTGTTGATTTAGATGAGATAATTGAACAACCAGAATTAGAAGTATCAGATAAACAAGAAAAACTTGATGGATTAAAAGAGGTATCTGCTAAACTTATTGCTACTGATTCTAAAGAAAGTATGGCTATTGTACAAGAAGTTGGTATAAAAATGAAAGAGCTTGAGGAAGACATAAAAATTGACCAAGAACTTATCAGTAACCTTTACTCTAAAGGTGCTTCAGCGTCAGTTGGAAAGTCAGCATCTTCAAGTAGACGTAGGAGACGTTACTAATGAAAAACTTACCAGATATAATTCAATACGTAGAAAGAGCTTTATCAACAAAACAAGTTAGTGATTTGCAAGTAGCTTATGAAATAATGTTGGTAAACCAAAGAAATGAAGCTTTACAACCTGAAGTTAAAGCAGATATACCAGCAGAAGTTAAAGATTTTGAACAAGACGCTGTAGCTGTTGAGAAACAACGTCAAAAAGAAGAAAAAGAAATTAAAAAAGAATTTGTAAAGATTGAAAAAACTATGACATCATTCCAATCGTCACCTGGTAAACCATCAGTAAAACCAGCTCCTAAACCTGTAAGAAGGACAAGGACAAAAGCTCGGTCAAGACGTAGAAGATAATATGGGGATGTTTTGGATTTCGACAGGTGCTATTTGACAATTGAGTGCAACGGAGTTTGAGTAAGACTCGCTATAAAAGACTCACCAAACCTAATTGGCGATGAATCGCTAGACGGGTTGGTAATAGATTGGCATTTGGCTGAGTACGATGTACCATCCGAACCAATCGGTGACTACCAACCAACTTACGCATACGCTGCATAAGTTACTGAGTTGTCTAACACTCGGTCATAAAATAAGTTAGACACCACTCCTCGATGTTATGAGTATAAAAGAACATACGGAGCTATCCAAAAAAATAGTCGGTGGTTTGTAAGTAACTTCTCGGAGGGTAGTAACTTAACTAAGTTGTGAATGACTCATTGTAAAATACATTCTGGACGGGGGTTCGAATCCCCCCATCTCCACCAAAATAGAAAGGAGCATATTGTGAATACACACAAATGGGTAGCGTCACTAATAGTGGTGACTCTAATACAAGGATTTTTCTCTGTAAACATAATGAAGAAAAATCGAGAAACATATAAAGGTTATATTGATATCTTAAAAACTGAAAATGATTACTTACATAAAGAGTTAAAGACTTTTTATGAACATGGAATCTCTGTTGATGTAACGATGTATCAACCAAATACTATTCAATGTGATGATACACCAAACATAACAGCGGATGGTACTCGAATTAGAATACATAAAGCTTCAGAATACAAGTTTGTAGCTTTATCAAGAAATCTTTTAAAAAGATGGGGAGGCCCATTTGACTACGGAGACTTTATTTTAATTAAGGGAACAAAAACTAAAGATGGTGTGTATCAAGTAAGGGATACTATGAATCCTAAATGGGTAAATGTAGTGGATATATTAGAATCAGAGAATGTAATACCATACAAGTATGAAAATGTACACATATATCCAATGAAATGGCCAGAGAGGATAGAGTTTGTATCAAATAGTTAAAAAAATATTGGAATTTAGAAATAGTAAATGATATATATTAAAAAGAGGTTATAAATGAAACAATTAAGTCCAGAACAAATCCAAGAAAATTGGCAAGAATTACGTCAATTAATAAACGACACCTTTTCAGGTAAACGTCTTGAAAATTTAAACAAGATGTATGATTACTTTGAAGATAGAATGTGTTTAGCTCCAGCTAGTGGTAAAGAACATTATCATAATGCTATGGTCGGTGGTTATGTAGAACACGTATTACACGTTACAAAGTTTGCACTACAATTAAAAGAACTTTGGGAAAAGGGTGGAGCTACTATAGATTTTACAGATGAAGAATTAATCTTCGCAACTCTACATCACGATTTAGGAAAAGTCGGTGATTTAGACCACGATTATTACATTCCTAACGAATCAGAGTGGCACAGAAAAAACCAAGGTAAGATTTATACACATAATCCTAAATTGCAGTACATGACTGTAACAGATAGAGCTCTTTGGTTATTACAAAACTTTAATATTCCAATGAATCAGACAGAGTATCTTGGTTTGAGACTAACAGATGGGATGTATGAAAAAGCTAATGAGAGTTATTTGATTACATATCAACCAGAATTTTCATTACGTTCTAATATTGCTAGAATTTGTCACGCAGCCGATACCATGGCTACCTTTATTGAAGGTGACCAATGGAAAAGAGCTGGTCAAGAGTCAGAAAAAGTGGTAGAAAAGTCTGTAAGTAACATAAAACAAGCAGTTAGTGGTGGTAAAACAGATGAACCAGAAGAAGAAAGTGGTTTATCTAAAAAACATTCAGATTTATTTGAAGAATTATTTGGAGAAAGTTAAATGTTTTTAGAAATAGCTCTTGGAGCATGTAGTATTTTGCTTGTAACTTCACTATATGTTAATTGGAATCTTTTAAATAAGAACGAATTACTCGAAGATATGATTGATAGTACAAATGAAATGGTAGAAGCTACATATAGAGGAATGAAAAAGATTGATTCAACTGGACATTTTGAAGCAGACGATGAAATTGGTTCGGTTTTTGAAGGAATAAAATTAACAATTGAAAACTTAAATAATTTTGTAAAAGGAGAAAACGTAAATGGGTAGAAAAGCCAAAAAAGGAAGTAGTCGTTACTACTTTACCGATAGAACAGAAGCCGCTATTATAAGGTATAATAATAGTGATAATCCGATTCTAAGGAATAAAATCTATAATGAACATATTCACAAGGCTTTTGATAAGTTATGTGAAAATATTATTCATACATTTAAATTTTATTACTTTGATGTTCCAAGTGAAGATGTAAAACACGAAGTTATGTCTTTTCTTGTAATGAATATGCACAAATTCAAAGAAGGTAAGGGAAAAGCTTTCTCATATTTTAGTATCGTAGCTAAAAACTACTTAATTTTACACAATAATAAAAACTATAAAAGTTACAAACAGAAAAAAGATGTGTCTTCTTTGGAATATGGTGATAATATGAAGATAACTGAAGATGACTTTATAGATGAAACTGAACAATTCTTAGAACAGACTCTAACTTTTTGGGATGAGAACATAAATAAGGTGTTTAAAAGACATCGTGATATAATGGTTGTTGATTCTATCTTAGAATTATTCAGAAGACGTATGTTTCTTGAAAACTTCAATAAAAAAGCTCTCTATATCCTCATTAGAGAAATGACTGGTTCAAATACACAACACATTACACGAGTTGTGAATACTCTGAAGAAGTATCACAAAAGGTTAATGTATGAATATACCAATTTTGGACAAGTTGATGTTAATTATACAGGTTCATTGATAAGTGATGAACCACGTGGTAGGACGGAATACACATATAACTTTTAGTTTACGTAACCACTCTACAAAAAAAGGGGAACTAAGTTCCCCTTTTTTGTTTTTTACTACTTCTTGAATAAACCGACCAAGAATAGTAGTGCTATTAAACCAGCAAATCCACTATTACCAAATCCATTGATAATATTTGTTAGATTACCGATTACACTAACACCAAATACACCAGAACCAAACAATACTTCAACTACTGCACCTACTGCAACAAAGTTTATAAGCATCTCCATGATTCCAGTTACCCATTCGTTTACGGTTTTCATAATCTCTTTCATAGTCTTTCTCCTTTCGACAAGTTAAGTTAAGAAATCGTATAAATAACTATGATATATATAGGTTTTTCTTAGGCTATATATATGATTTCTTGTTATATTCACGAATACGTTGAGATAGTGGTTTTCTACTATTTAACCACTCTAAAATTTCATCCTTTTTACTATTAGGATTCCAAAATAACTTTTTTACATCATAAAACAATATTTTCCATAACAAATTCTTAACCATCTTTTTTATATTTACTTAAATCAAGATTGGGTAGAGGTTTTTCTATTTTTAAGTCTTTAAGTTTTGAATTAGCTACTACAAGTTTACTACCACCAACAATATTTCCGTTTACAACATGATATATAAAGAACGTAGTCTTCCACATACCCACACGTACAATACGCCCAGGGTCGCCATCAACCTCAACGACATCATCTTCGTTGTAGTCGTTACCTAAAAAGACCATTAATCCATCTACCGCTTCTTGTATAGTACTTTGAAAAAGAAGGGCTATAACACCCGTTAGAAATAACCAACCATACTCACCGATAAGGTTCTCAAACATTGATTTATCCACAATATTTCCTTAGTTGGTTAGTGTTGTCTATATAAATATCATATATATTAGTCATTTTCCATAAAAAAGATATTTATTATTGAGATTTTGGTTATACATCACATTAACAGGAAAATACTATGGCTAATGATTATGAAATATTTGAAGGGAAATCCCTATCAGATTTATTTAAAGACATCTATGAGAATACAGAAAAAAATAGAAAACAATTAGATGTGTTGACGAAAGAAATTGTGCAGTTTATTAAGGATGGTGATACTGCCGTACAAATAGTTCCTATGATAAAAGAATATTTAGAAATAAATGTCAAGAACGATGAACAACTTGTTAAAGTTGCTGGAATTGTTCAAAGATTGATAGCTTCAGAAAACAAAGGTGGTTCTGAAGACGAATTTGGTTTGACAGAAGCAGAAAAGGAACAATTAATGCAAGGTATTCAAGATACTGTAGATGATATTCAAAAAACATCAGATGAAATACAAGATGAAATAACAGCATTGAATTAATATGGCGTATACAAAAAAGAAAAAACAAAGAGGTTTTCCTACTTTATCTGGTGGACTATCAAGTTTTACTGGTGTAGCTAACTTAGTAAGTAATTTAACAGAACCAGAAAAGTTTTTTGAATTAGAAGTTGGTGAAGTATTAGATATTTTATTGACAGAAGAGGATTTGTTAGAAAGACAACCAAACGTAGAAGACTTTCCAGATTCTAATTTCTTATACATTGGTATGTGTAAGGTAAGATTAGTAAATAGTGAACAAGGAGTACCAGAAGAAACATTAGATTGGGCATTTCCATTAGATAGTAACATAAAAACTTACCCATTGATAGGTGAGTACGTTATTGTTGCTAGATATTTAGAAACGAGGTTCTATAGTCAGAACGTAAACTTCTTATCTCAAATAAATACAAACTCTGTACCAGGTCTTAGTAGTACCGCAACAATACCTGGTAATTCTCAAAGTGATTACTCTGATGTAGATAGTGGTGAAACTGAAGCTACTGATATATCTGATAACGAATTTACACTTGGTGAGTTCTTTAAAAGAAAAAGATACATCAGGCAATTAAAACCATACGAGGGTGACATAACTATTCAAGGTAGATTTGGACACTCAATCAGATTTGGAAGCGACATAAGTGATGATAGTGATTTACAAAGAACGGGTGTAGGTGATGAAGATGGTCTTGTAGATTCACCAAACATAAAAATGAGAACTGGTCAATTAACAGATTTAGATAAAAACACCACAAGTGAAGATATAAAATTATTTGAAGAAGAAAAAGAATCTGAAGGTAAGTTTCAACCATACGTAATTGAAGATATAAATGCCGATGGTTCTTCTTTTTACATGACGACAAATGAAAAAGTACCATTAAATAGAGCTACAGACCCAGAGTTTTTTGGTGACAATCCAACATATCATAGTGGTCTTGGTAAACATATAATTTCAAACTTTAATGTTGATTATTCAGAACCACTACCAAAAGAAGCCCCAACAGAATTAGATGGTCAACAAATTCTTTTGTGTACTGATAGAATAGTTTTTAATTCTAAATCAAATGGTTTATATTCTTATCAAAATACAGATACATATTTTAGTAGTGGTAACTTTTTTGTAGTTGATGCAAAAAATGGTGTTAGTGTAAATACGGCAGGTGTTGTTGGATTTAAATCAGAAAAAGATTTTGAATTGGTTACTAATACAAAAACTGTAATAACAAGCCCTAAAATATATCTTGGTGATATACGTAACACAGAACCAGTTGTGAATGGTGTTCAATTAGTAAATTTTTTAAGTGATATGATATCGGTAATAGAAAAATTAATTTATCCAGGCCCCGCGGGAACATTAGCTAATGGAGTATTGTTTGCACAATTAAAAACAGATTTAGCATTGTTGGAGAAAGCTTCGTTTAATAGTCAAGTAAACTTTACGAGATAATATGCCTTTAACAGGAAAAATACCAAAGTTAGATACTCAAAAATTGTTTGATGAAATGGTTGTTTTAGAAAGTGAAGTAGCCGGAATAATAGATGGTTCACTTGGACAATTAAGAAATGCAGATAAAACAGATGAGTATTGGGAAATATACACAACAAGATTAGCTAATATGATAGATGATTACATTGTTGGTAGTGAGTTAGTTGGTAACACAACAGCACCAGATACTAAGTTAGCACCTGGTGTATTAGATACATTTGGTGGTCTTACAACAGCTCCTGGTAGTGTTGATGGTGATACACACCAAGGAGAATTTGAAGGTACTTTTATGCACTTAGGTTTCATACCAGGATTTAGTACTAAACATAATAAAGTTGTAGAAACAAATGTAATGCAAAATCCAGGTGAGTATCTAATAAAAGCTAATGTAATTGAAAATGAAGACCCAGAACCATTTGAAATGCCAAATCCAAGTTATAATGCGGCATCTGCTTCTTTAGCTCAAAGAGGTAAGAAACCAAAGATAACAAATTTAGATGGTGACAAAATAACTTACAAAAATTTAAATCAGTATTTAGAGGACTATCCAAAGTCTCAATCAGTAGAGACAGAACCAAAACCAGAAGGTGTACCACAAATGAGTGATATAACTGGTATACATCTTTCAAGTAAAGATAGTAGTGGTAAGACATATGATTTAGCAAAAATACCTGGTAAATCAAAAGTAGAAATAAAACAAGGTGATAGTAAAGGAACTTATGAAATAGAAAGTATAGATGACCTTGGAACTTATATAACATTTAATTTGAAACCACTTGATACTGATGGTAATTTAATTAAAAGTGGTAACATAAATTTAGATTGGGAATCAACAAGTGGTTCACCAGCTAAAATACAATTACAAAAAGATTTATTCAAAGTGTACAATCGTCCATCTCCACAAGGTGAGACACCAGAACAAAGTATAGAATTATTTGCTAATGGATTCGCTGATGCGATAGATAAGTATGTTGCGGCTGGTACTGTCGTTGTTATATCAGACACACCAGATATCAAGATAAAAGGCCCTATATCTAATATAGCAACTGGAGGGCCAGGAAATACTGCTTTTGGTTCTGTCACTAAGTTTAGTGCTCTACCACCAACATCTATGGGTATTGGAAAAGCTAATGTGGTTGATAGGGAAGACGCAAAAGAATATTTAATTGAAAATCTTATAAAATTTTTGAGTACAATTGATGGAAGAATTGGGTATTATGGTGAAACAGAAGAGACAATAGACCATTATTGCAACCAATTAGTAGACTCACTACATATTTATTTAATAATGTGTCCAGTTAAAGGTAAACACATAATACCAGCCTTAATATTTAATCCTGGTGTTACTACTCAAACAAATGTTTATGTTGGAGTTGCTGTTGTACCAATGGTAGGAGTAACAGTATTACCTTGGCCAATTATACCATTATCTACAATAGGAGATATTGGATATGAAGTGTATGATGGAGCTGGTGGTGGATTTTCTATTGATGAAGATTGGATAACAAAACAATCACCAAAGATTGATATTTGGAATGATACTGTATTTAAAAATCACAAAGATATTTATGTCATAGATATTGTTGGTGAAGTAGAACAAGTGGTTGTAGCCGCTGGAGTAAGAGGTTAATATAATAGGAGTTAATAATGAAAAAAGAAGAACTTATACGAGTTATAGACAAAATAGTTGAACGAAAAGTTCAACAACAAATCACAAAACTTAAAGAGGAAATATTTATAGATAAGGAAAAGCCTTTAAGTGTTGAGTCTATACAAGAAGAGTTTGTTCGGAAACCAAAAATTAAAAAGAAGAAAGTACAATACACCAAAAACGAATCTTTAAATAAAATTTTAAACGAAACTAAAGGTGGAATACAAGGTGGTCATGAACCATATCCAACAATGGGTGGTGGAACATTTGACACTTCAAGAATGGCTGATATGTTGGGTTATGGTGGTTCAGACGAAAAGAAAAGAGAAGTAGGAGCCGTACAAACTATGCAGAAAGCTGGTGTAAATGTAGACCAAGTTCCAGACCATGTTACAAGTGCTTTAACAAAAGATTATAGTAAACTAATGAAAGCTATAGATAAGAAAAAAGGAAAATAATAAATGGGTGCATTAGAAAATGATTTAAATCCAGATGTTTCGATTGGGTTATCTTTACCACTTGGACATTCAGATTCTGGATTTTTTGAACAGACTCAAACCACATTAAAACAAACGTCTACTAACATTAAAAATTTGTTATTGACGATGAAAGGGGAACGACCTTTTCTACCAGAGTTTGGGTGTGATATCTATAGTGCACTTTTTGAACCAATAGGTGATGAGACTACCGCTAAAATTGAAGATAGTATAAAAGATGCTATAGCACAATGGTTACCACACGTGGTTCTAAATAGAGTTGATGTCAATGTTGATATGCAAGTTCCTAATCAAATTAATGTAGATTTAGAATTTGGTGTTACAATAGAACCAGAAGCTCTTGAAACAATACAACTTGTATTTGTTTCTCAATTTTAGGAGATTTAAATGGCTAGTGCGGCGAAATTACAAAAAAAGGATGTTAAATATTTAGGTAGAGACTTTAGTGCTTTTAGAGAAAATCTAATAGAATTTGCTAAAACATACTTTCCAAATACCTATAATGATTTTAACGAGTCAGACCCAGGTATGATGTTCATTGAAATGGCATCTTACGTTGGTGATGTTTTATCTTACTATGTTGATGATAGATTTAAAGAGTCATTATTATCTTACGCAGAAGAACTTGATAATGTTTTTGAAATAGCTCAATCATTAGGATATAGACCAAAGTTAGCTACACCATCTTCTACAATAGTTGATGTGTTCCAAACTGTACCAGCTACTGGTACTGGTGATGATGTAAAACCAGATATGAGATACGCTGTTAATATTGGTGCTGGAATGCAAATAGCTTCGAGAACTGGAATAACATTTCGTTCAGAAGAAGATGTAAACTTTGCGTATTCAAGTTCACTCGATAAACGTTCAGTTAGTATTTATGAAACATCGGCTAATGTTCCGACAAAATATCTTCTAAAAAAATCTGTTTCCGTTTTAAGTGGTACAATATCAACAGACACATTTACATTTGGTAATGCTAAAAAATATGATAGAGTAGCTTTGTCTAAACCAAATGTAACAGATATAATATCAGTAACGGATAGTGATGGTAACAAATGGTATGAGGTTGATTTTTTAGCAAAAGACATTGTATTTGATGACGTTTCTAACACAAGTTTGTCAGACCCAGAGTTGTCACAATATTCAGATGATACACCATATCTTATTAAACTTATAAAGACACCACGAAGATTTACAAGATATATTAGGTCAGATGATAAAGTAGAATTACGATTTGGTGCTGGTGTTTCAGCTGGTGCCGATGAAGACATAGTACCTAATCCAGATAATGTTGGTTCTTCATTACCTGGTGGAGTTTCTATGTTAGATAAAACATTTGACCCAAGTAATTTCTTAAAGACAAAAGCTTACGGACTAGCTCCAGCAGACACAACATTAACTGTAAAATATGCTCATGGTGGTGGTATTGGTCACAATGTAAGTGAAGGTTCTATAACAGAAATTAAAGAGATAGTAACAAACTTAGACCCACTTGGACTTGATTCTGCTACAGTAACAGCTACTAAAAGTTCAGTTGGTGTTATAAATCCTAATCCAGCTCGTGGTGGTAAATCTAAAGAAACTTTACGTGAAATCAGACAAAACGCTTTAGCACATTTTACAGCTCAAGGTAGGTCAGTAACTAAACAAGATTACATAATGAGAGCGTATTCTATGCCTGCTAAGTATGGTGCTATAGCTAAAGCTTACATAGTTCAAGACGAACAATTAGAGGGAGCACAATATCAATTTCAAAAAGAACTTGGTAATGGTTCAGGTATTTTTACCATTGATAGAGAGTTATATGGACAAGACGATACACCAGAAAGTGGAGCTCCAAAAGTTCCAACAAGGATACCAAATCCTTTAGCACTAAATATGTATCTACTTGGTTATGACTACAACAAACACTTGGTAAGTCTTAATAGAGCTGTAAAAGAAAACTTGAAAAACTATATTGGTCAATATAGAATGGTTACCGATGCTATAAATCTAAAAGACTCTTGGATTGTAAATATAGGTGTTGATTTTAAAATAATGACCAAACAAGGATACAATAAAGAAGAAGTATTATTAAAATGTATACAAGTAGTTAAAGACTTTTTTGACATTGATAAATGGCAAATTAACCAACCAATTGTTGTTGCTGAGTTGTCATACGCACTATCTTTAGTAGATGGTGTAGCTACATTAATACCATTCTCTATAGATTTAGATGGAGATGGCCCAGGTGACCCAATACAATTACCCGTTATGATAAGAAACAAGTGGAGAACGGCTGATGGTTACTCTGGTAACATTTATGACATGGGTGCGGCTTACAAAGATGGTATATACTATCCATCATTAGACCCATGTATTTTCGAATTAAAATATCCAGATACTGATATCAAAGGTCAAGTAATAGGGAGTATAACATAATGCATTATTTCGAATACGCGACAAAAGATACTACATTATATCAAGGAAGAGCTACTTCAAGTCAGAATACTGGTCTCGATGAAATATTAGAAGTACGTAAAGATATGAATGATACTGGAACACAAATCAATGTGTCCAGATTTCTAATAAAGTTTGATTTAAACTACATATCGTCTTCATATGCTAGTGGATTGATACCAACAAACGCCGAATATTATTTAAATTTATACGACGCTAATTCAGAAGAATTGGGTTCAAGTGATGTACTATACGCTTACCCAGTAAGTCAATCTTGGGAGAATGGACAAGGTAAATTTGAAGACTATCCACAAGATTTAGAAGGAGCTTCTTGGAGATATAGAACTGGTGCAACTACAGCTGACCAATGGGTTACTGGTAGTAACAATAGTGGTGGAACATGGTTCAATGGAGCGTCTACAACACACACGTTAGAAGCTTCGCAGTCATTTACAAACGAACCAAGTGACGTTAGAATGAACGTAACTGGTATTGTAAACAATTGGATTACAAGTGGTTCTTCTTATCCAAACGAAGGATTCATAGTGAAGAGAAGTGGTAGTTTTGACCCAAGTTCTAATACAAGTTTAGCTGAAGCTAACACAACACACCTTGGTCAATTTAAATTTTTCTCAAGAGATACACATACAATATACCAACCAAAATTAGAAGTAGTTTGGGATAGTTCAACATGGAATACAGGGTCGCTTACACCATTGACTGGTAGTGATTTACATAACTTAGAAGTATACATGAAAGGACTAAGACCAGAATATCAAGAGGATGAGAAGGTAAGATTTAGAGTAGTTGGTAGGAATAGATTTCCTGCTAAAACTTGGTCTTCAACAACAACAAATGTTGTTACACCAAAGTATTTACCAAGTGGAAGTTCATTTTTTCAGATAAAAGATGCTTACACAGAAGACATTATGATTCCATTTGGAAGTGGTTCTGTAATAGGTTGTGACTCTACTGGAAACTTCTTTGATGTATGGTTAAAGGGTTTTCAACCAGAAAGAAATTATAAAATTAATTTCAAAATAGCTAGTGGTAGTGGTGTTGGTGAAGTAGTACAGATATTAGATAATGACTTTGAATTTAGAGTGGTGAGATAATGCCTTATACAACAAAAGAACTTTTAAGTAACGAATATTTTCAATCACTTGTTAACGCAGACGAGAAAGAATATAACTTGAAACGTGACGCGGCTATGGTTAAAGCTGACATTAGTGGTTCAAATGTTCCTTTTGAAATTGATGGTGTTTTACAATCTTATGAAGATGTCAGAACTGGAAGTGGTCTTGAGCAACCAGACCAATATGTTCAGAAACCACTATTTATTAGAAACCATAATATGGAAAATAATACATTAGATGAGGTTATTGATAGAGACTTTTCATTAGAAGATAAACCTTTTTTAACAATAAAAGATGGTACTTTTATAAGAAAAGATAACGTTGATATCAATAGTGGACGATATAAATTTTGTTTGTATCAAGACGATATGAAGTTTCCAATTAAAAATATATCTGTGATGAGATTGTTTGGAAAAGACATAGAAGACATACAAATTATATCTAAAGAGTTATATGATTCCATAACTAACGGCCCTAAAATTGATGGTCAACGATTAAGAAATACAAAAGCTTTATTAGGTACACATAGAGACCCAGATTTTATGACACCACTATTTGAAAAATTAGATGAGAATCTTTTAGATTTAGCAAAAGAAAGAATTAAAGAAGGAAAATCAATTGTAGAAAATTTATATCAAGTTACTGGTCAAGTAGCTAAAACACCTGACCAAGTTGCTATATTAGCTAAAAGTGTTCTTGGTGAACCAATGTTACCTACACCAGGCGATATAGCAAGAGAAGCCGAAATGAAACAAGCTGAAGAACAATACAATAAAGAATTAATAGACGAAGGAGCTCTTGAAAGAGATGAAATAGTTCTAAGACGAAGAGATATTGTTCAGAACAATAAAAATAAATTTAATGAAATTGATGATAATTTAAGAAAAATAACTGGTAATCAGAAACGACCAGCTCCTGTAAAACAAGGTAATGCAGGTATTAATAAAAATTCGAAACTAATCGGATTCTAAGGAGTAAGTAATGGCAATATTAGACGAACAACTACCAGGTGGTGGTAATTCTCAACCATTTGATGGTGGTGGGAACACAACACAAACAACACCTACGTATAATCCAGTTGGAGATAATCTAACGGAATATTCCGTTAATGTAGTAGCTGTTACACCAGGAGTTGTACAAGCAAATACTGGTATAACTATCAGATGGCAGTTAACAGATAACTCTGAAGCTGAAGCTGAACAGGTTGCTGAAGAACAAACCGAAGAAGATTACGGAGGAAGTTAAAATGGCAAAATGGACATATGATGAGGGTGGTGAAGGACAAACTGGAGGAGACTCTGGTGGTGGGGGTGGAACACCTGCACCAGTTACAGGAAACCAACCAGCTCCAGTTGAATTAAAAATATTTAGATTAGATTCTGAAGGACAGAATAATGTTCTTGTCTTTTCTGATTTTTTAAATCCACTAACAAATCAGTTTACAATTTCTGCTGATGATGTAGCAGATTTTGGAGATGGAACATATAGAGCTAGAATTGGTGATGTTTTTAGTAATGACTTTACCATAGCTCTAACAGAAATTGTTCCCCCACCAGTACCACAAGGTACTATTAATGCCAAACACTACAAGTTTACACCACAAAGAAATATAGTTGAAACTGTAATAAACGAAGTTGTTGGTATAGACAATGGTAAAGTTGATGTACCAGTTCAGTTCAATATGAATTATTCTATATATAATATAGCTCCACCAGGTCAACCAGGAGCTGGTAGTTTACAAGTATTAGACCAATTACAAGCTCCAGCACCAACACCACAAATGACAGAAGTTCAAGTTGAAACAAATCTAACACCAACAGAATTTAGTTTTCCAGCTTGGTATGGT